TCATAACTTGCCACTGAAAGTTCTGCGTTTTCTGGCAAGCCATTTCCTGCATGGCATTTCTGGATCTGTGCATTTGAAATATTTAAGCCATTAAAGAATGCATCTGGATGCTTCTCTGCGAGGTATTTTAATGTGGTTCCAATACCGCAGCCTGCATCTAAAATATTTTTCCTGCTCGGGTTTATTTTCCTTCTAGCAAACTGCAAATCTAGGTGAGTATTGAAATCATTTGATAGTAAGCCAGTCTGGAAAAGATCGTAATCAGCATCGATGTAAACCTTCGCAACATTGTCCCAGTATTCCTCGAGATCAATTAAGCTTTTACAAGCTTCACCGTAATATGCGGTTAGTAAATCAAATTTATCTTTGTTCATTATTTGTACTCTTCTAATCGAGATTTAATTCCACTTATAGCATCCACACGACCAGCAGCATGTGCGAATTTTGTCACATCGTTTTTAGGGTCCGATACATCATTGACTGCATCTAAAAGCATATTATCTAAAATAGAATCCAATGCCTGCCATAACTTTGAGTCTTGGCCCACCTCATTAAATACTCGGGAAACATCATCCGCATTCATGGGGGATGGATATTTAACTAAGGTTGCTCGTTTTTCTCTAAACATATTAATACCCTCCTTGCCCCATTACTGGTTTTACTCCTACCCGTCCAATTTGGGCATTTTCACGCTGCTGCATACCAAATTGTAAATACTTCATGCGGTTGTCTGCTAACTGCTTTACAAGTGGGTTCTCGGCCATCTTCTGCTGAATTGCTTGTGATGACTGAATGATCTGTTGGGCCGTTTGGGAACGAAGCTCAAAGTTTACTCCCTCCTTTGCAATTGGCTCGATTTCATTTGCAATCTTAATCCAGCTATTTTGCTCGTCATCTATTTCTTTTTGAGCCGCAGTCTGCTTATCCATGACTACTTGTTTCGCGAGCATTGGGTCAATTGATTCAGCTATTATTTCTAATAATTTATTGCGGTCCAAGGCTCCCGTAACATCAAACTGGGTAAGCTTAGTAACTGCATCTAATTTCTTCTCCATGAACTCGGGGTTTAGTGTGTCAACGGAAAACCTCAGAGATAGGTGATACCTACCCTCAATGTCCTCCTGCTGCATTGCAATTTCCTCTATTGGTCCACCCGTAATACGGGCTACAAACTCTGGAGATAAATATTGCTGGCACAAAGAGAGTGCTTGTGAGAGTGCTTCCCTCCAAGAGTCTAACCAACGGTTTACCATGCATTGCTGATACAATTGACGGGCCTCGGGCTTCTCTGGGTTCCCGAAGTACCTTTCCGCATCCATAATGGCCGCAGATTCTGCTTCCATCGAGCTTTGTGATAATGGGGGAGGCTGAAGCCAACCGATATCATCTGGGCGGCTTATAGTGATCTGAGAGGCTGGGGCCACAAGTAAATTTAATCCACCTCTGCGAGCATTCACCAATAATGGCGGTATTACACCAATCTGGCTTGCGTCATTTCTTAAATCTCTTTGCACCTTAGCCTCGTACTGATTGGTAGCAACCAGTTCAGAAATTCCTCTGGAGTCAAATATGGACCGTGAAAGTCTTTCCCTCGTAAACAAGACAAAAGGCATTTGGTTGTGACCGTACTCGAGGATTTCATGCTTCCCGTAAAGGTCTGGAACATGTGATGAGAATGCGGTGCAGTAAATTGCTGGCACATTTGTATCCTCATCATATTGCCGCTGGTAAGCGTAAAATATTTCATAAAGGTCATTGAAGTCACCCTCTACACCCTTACCCATTGTATGCACCCCAAGCTGAATGGGATTGCGGTAATCGTATTCTGCGACCCCAGATTGGCCTTCCGATTTTTCCAGCACTGCTTCAACAAAATCTTCATTAAACTCTTCAGTGAGAATTTTGTCCCGTAGCTCAGTTTCGCTTAACCATTCTCTACGCATAATCACCCTAGCTCGGTCTAGCTCGGTGCAGTTTGCGTCCACAAAAATATCTTCGTATAGCTTATGTGCTACGAATCTTGGACGGTTCTCATGAATAGCTGGAGTAGGTATTTTCATTTCCCCAGTATCCCTAAAATCTTTAAGACCTTTTTTGAGTACTTTATCCTTTACCCCTGCGAAATGCTGGCGAAATAAACTAAGTGCATCTTCCTCCATGTCTGGATCTTGAAGGACCTGTAGAATTTGCTGCACGGCCTGCTCATCCCCTCCCTGCTCAGTCACCATTTGTACAACATCTTGTACGGTAAATTTCTTCATCCGCATGATAGTTTCCTGCTGCCAGTAAACTCCAAGCACTCCAATAGCAGGAGATCCAGAAAACATTTCTTGAGCTAAGATTTCCACTTCCCTGCGAAGTTCTGGCAACATTCTTTGCTCGAGAAAATAAGCCAAGCAATCCCTCCAGTAAGCTGCTTTTTTCTGGTCACTGGTCTCAATCCCAGCAACCGACATATTCGACCTAAAAAATGCTTCTGATACCATATGGACATGCTCATTGATCAATCGATCTGCAAGCCGCATATGAATATCGCTGGCCCCCTCCCATGGTATTGGTCTATGCCCGAGATGCTCTTCATGCTTGCGGCCATCATCAGACTGGCCAGACCACCTAGCATACCTTACATCATCATAATCGTCTCGCCTGCGAAGATTACGGCCTGCATCTTCAAGGATATCAGTAAGCTCAGATTGTAGTTCAGCTACATCTGGCTCGTTAGCCGCTTTGTTTTTATCGGAATCATACTGATACCTCATGCTGGCACCTCTTCCATATCCAGCACATGTATTTCAATATCTCTCTTGACGAAGAATGCTCGGGCATTCCTTCTGAAATACTTAGGTTTTAAAATTCCATCCTTTATAAGGTTGGTCATTTCATGGTCAGCTAATCCCAGCCAATCCATGACCTCTCTTCGCCTCAGTAAGGCTTTAGTCGGTTCATTTTTTCCTGCCATTGCAGGAACTATCTAAAAGATAGCGACCCGTCAACTCATTTTTTTTTCTTACGCATTCGGACAAGTTTATCAATGGCCTTGCCCATACCTTCATCATCTTCTGCCAAGAAGTGAATAGTCTCTGGCAAAACACGAGTACGCAAAGGTACTCGCCTTAAGTTTTCTGGTAAGGGCGGTCTACCATCTTGATTGGGCCTACGGCCGCCCCATCCTAGTTTTGGTTTATCTTCGGTTTCCTCGGTCATCCTATGATTATGACTCTTGCTTTGTGGGAGGCAATGAGTAAATTGCATTATTCTCAGTATCCACTACGACAAGTATTCCTTTCGCTATGTCGTTACAGATAGTCAAAACGAATTTATCTTTAATACCTTCATCCTCTTTGACATTTAGGATGCCGCAAACACGGCCTAAAATTTCTTTTTTCAATTTATGCATTTTCTATAATTTTATTAAGTTCAAGTAAAGACATGTCGAGAAAGCTTTTATTTTCGGACAGATCTGTTTTTTGTGTCGATTGCCTAGCTATATCTTTTTCCCATTCTTCAATAAAAGATTGCTGCTTGGCATATTCAATTTCTTCCTCTTCGGAAGATGGTAAATGTGGTATATCTGGCATTAGTAGCAAATCTCCCCACTAATCTTTCCCTGTAGCTCAAATTTTTGGATTGCGTAAACCCTGCTCCAGCAAATTTTAGATCTCTTTAATGATGTTGATGCTTTTTTTTGAAATTCATCAACATTATTGCACTCAATAAGTCTAGGTTTAACCCTCTTTCCTTTTTCATCTGAAAGGAAATGTAATTTGAAGATATAATTGTTCATTTGGTGAATAGTGATTTGATTATGGTGAATAAAAAGTGGCCTACTGCGATTGCAGGGCCGATGAATATGAGGTGATCGTATATTGTCATAGGTTGCGGATGTTTTCCTCAAAGTATGAATCTGAATAAAACAGATCATCATTGAAGCAGTAATATTGGTGGAATTGTAAGGTGGAGATCCAAACATAGATGTACCACTTGCCTGCAATTTTCTGGGGCCGCTCAGTGCCACCACATGCGATGAAAACACCTTCTGGATATCCAGACTCCCACTGATAGGGGCATTCAAGTGAATTGTGAAAAGTAGAATCAGTATTCATAATTTAAATCTTATATATTGGGAGACAATAAGCAAGTGGTAAATAAATTTATGACACAGACTCTGCTTTGCGTGAAAGGCCAGTTGGTATGGCCCAGTTGTCTTTATCAAAACTCATTATTTATTCCCATCCTTCCTTACAGGTTTCGCCATCAAGTGTAAGAATTGTGCCGTTACTTAACGAACGATACCAACCTTGGATGACAACTTTTGCTCCATTTGATTGCGTAACCTTTAGGTAGTACGCATATGTGAAGTTTTTTAGTTTTGGGTCTTTCATTATTTAGTTTTCCTTTCTTTTTTCTCTCCAGCTAAGATCAAAATGGTATCCTTGAACTGGATGCGGATTTGCTCCCCTCGTTTTAGTTGTAAGCACTCGTAGTGCGATAGATTGATTACTCTTTGTTTCATATTAAATGCTATGTGCGTAATTATTGAACCACCTTAGAAGTTTCTTCTTTCCTTTGGGTACCTCAACGGTTTCGACTTTGATTAACAATTCATCCGTCCATAACCCGTCATTGAAGCATTCCTCTTTTAGAAGTTTATTAACTTTATTGCAGTGCTTTTGGGCAGCAGATTTACTGGGAAACCAGCTCGTTATATTTTCGTTGTGGTCACTCTGTTCCGTGACCGTGTA